CTGCTCCTGCTGCTACTGCTGCTTCTGCTGCTTCTGCTACTTCTGCTGGCGGTCCTGGCGTTCATATGTACACAAATCAAGCACAAAACACTTTTACACATTTTATTGGACTTGCCGTTCGATACCAAGAGGTTTTAATAAATTTTGCGGCTTTTCTTAGCAGGTTAGATGGTTTTGAGAATGTCGAACTAAAAGACGCTTATAGACAAACTGGATTAATAGTTTTAGACTTTACTTATGACGGTATCGGAATGCATTTAACCTTACATTTCGATAGTCAGACACCACGTTTGGATACTCCAGGTATGTTTCACATAAAGATTAACGATAGCAATACTTATTACAGACTTATTCCTGTAATTTCCGAACGTAGTGCTGATGAGCCTTTTCTTCATTTTGAAAAAGCAAGTGACGAGTTATTAGTAAGTGCTTCAAATATTCTTTTAAATGATAGTACTCTCAACCCTAAATTACATTTACCTTTTCAAGCTATGCTTTATTTAATACAGAACAGGTTTCCATTACCATTAAATAGCACAGGAGTAAAAGTTAGATTGCGGTACGAGGATCTAAGAGGAAAATGCTATGCGTTGCTTACTGTTTTAGATAAGTTGGAAGGTTCAGATAAAGAAAGTTTAGTAAAGGTGGTTAACGATGTTTTTGAAAATTTCTCATCAAAACAACAGGAATTACAAGATCTTGCGCAGAAAAGGTCATCTGATAATATAAGCCAAGCGGACATTCTCTATACAAAACAGCACGAGCTAGATAGACAACTTAGCGAGTCACTTGAAATTTTAAGTCTAATAAGGAGCCTACTTGAAACAAAATTCAATTCAAATCCTGAAATAGCTAGGATTCTCGCTGGCATAATTATTGAAGAACCTGAAAGAAAGCAGGCAAAATCATATCGTAATCCAATAGTAATAAAAATTAGCAATGAAGCCACAAAGTATGCTGAAGGGGAACACAGTAAGCTTGTATCATCCGGTACAGGTTATTGTGAAGCAGCATCTGTCGCACGTGCACATGTGACTTCATTTTTGACTACCATTTTCAATAAGTTTCAGGAGGATGGATCCGCTATGGATCCCATGTTGGTTCACCGAATCGCACATGATATATTTGTAAAATTGGGCGGCGATTCTGGTCGATTTATGTTCGAACGTGGTAGACTTTTAAGTCGCGATGATACTTGTCAGAAATTAAAGGAAAAAAGAAATACCGATCATCCGAAGTCTACCCCAGTTGATAGAACAGCAGAAACATTATTTCAACTGATATGTAACTTTGGTTCAGATTTACGAAAATATGTTTTGGAAGTGGAAAAACAAGAAGCCGAACAAGCAGAATTTGCTAGGTTATTCGAGGAATTAAAAAATGGTGACAAAGTGAAAAAAGCATTAAAAGCAAGCAAAGGAACAGAACAAGTAAAAAAGCGCGCATTGGAGACTGCGACAAAACTAGAAGCGGGAGAAGAATTAAAAACAATTGTGTGTGATTTATTGAAGCGATTCATTGTGACAAATTCGAAAAGCGCTGCACATTTTGTTGAAATGGGACTTCAACAGTTTGCTAGATCTCTTATTCAAAGTATTTCATTTGAACACTGGTTCAGCCAGTTACGTAATGTAGTTGCTGATGTTTGTAGTAGTGGTTCTGTTACAGGTGGTGCCAGTGCAGCTAGACATCTCCTAGCTAATATAGGTGCACGTACAGCTACATCTACTAGTGCTGCTACACCTGCCATAGCTGCTAGAGTTGCTATTATGAAGGAATTAATTGATGATGCAAAACAAGCGGATATTAACAGACAACGCAAGAAGACTGTGAACCATGATGATGATAAATTAGAACCCCAATTTCCTTTACATGTAAGACAACTTGACGCACAACGTAAGGCATTTGTTGGAAGATTACCAAGTACCGATGTTCATGTTGGCATTGAGGAAATAAAAGAATTTTTTGGGATCGACGATTGTGGGATTCAAAGCATGCTCGATTACTTAGTCAAGAATAAGAATTGTGGCAATTGCGCAGCGCCATTTGCGGCGGGAGCAGGGGGAGTGGGGGTAGTAGCGACGGGGATGGTCAAGAGACACCGACCGTCGGATGGAGTCGAGTCTGAAGTTAAGAGAAGACCGTTAGACCGGACCAATGGCGGAACGCATGCTAGAGGTGTTGAGGGAGGCAATGGTATTCTCTCGAGACAAAAGGAAATTGTACTTGCTTTAATGGACTCAACAACAGCCATGAGCCTAAAGACCATGTCTAGCGTACCGCCTCCGCCTCTGAGAGGATCAAAAAGTCATACTCCAGAAGCACAATTAGCTGCGGCAGAAGCACACGCGGCGCGTAATGCGACGAAACTAGTGAAGGATGCAACAATGGCAGAAGCGTTTGTGAGAAATGCGGATCATTTCAACAGTATGGTGAATAAAGCGTACAAACAAATTACAGGACCCGAAGAATCCGCAGGATCCGGCGCAGGACCCGGCGCAGGACCCGGCGCAGGACCCGCCGCAACACCTGTACGAACAACAGAAAGCGGAGGTGGCGGAGGTAGAACTTATGATTTTTCGAGTGCACTTATAACTGCAAGAGAACGTGGTAAAGATTTTTTTAGCTGGCAAGGATTAATGTATAATACACGCACTGGTTCAGCACTCACTGGAGGCGGAGGAGGCGGAGGAGGCGGAGGAGGCGGAGGAGGCGGAGGAGGCGGAGGAGGCGGATCCAGTACGGTCGCGTTTACACCAGCCAAAACCTCTAACGAAAACGAAAAAAAAGGCAATGGAACCAAGATGATTTTTAATGAAAGCGCAGGTAGAAAACGCAAAACGAGAAAATCAAATAGTAAAAACAGAGTATCGCATCGCAAATCGCGTCGCGCATAAATAGCAGCAAATTAAATTGTAGGAAATAACATATTCACTGAACAATATTCTATTTTTCAGTGAAATGAAAGTATCAAAAATCGCATTTAGCGACGAGAATTTTTACGATGTTTACGACTCGCTTTACGGCTTGATTTGCGATTCTTACGATGTGCTCTGCGGCTGCGTCCCCCCTTTTGGTTATCTGTGCGGAATAGAGGTGTAGACGGATCTACGCCGCCGGGCCAACTTGTATACGTATCGTATTTAGAAAGCGATGCGGGTTGCGGGGGCGCTGAAATAACCATTGTCTACTTGGTATATATATTTTTCGTACTAGTAAAATTAAAATACTCCCTAACGATAAGGATGATTGTAACCGAGGTGCTGTTAGTGAGCATACTTCTTGCGACAGTTATGTTATTAACAATATTTCGTCGTAGGGTATTGCCGATTGAGAATTTCACATCTGTGATTGCGTACAAAAAACCTACACTCTGGTGGTTTGTTGATGCCGAAACGAATTCCCGAAACTGGTGGGACTTTGGCGCACGTAGTTCGGTTGAACCAAATCGTGGATATTTACAATTGGCGTTAGACGCGGTCAAACGCACTCAGGGACGTGATTTTACAATTGTCGCGTTGGTAGGTCGGGATGCAGTTATGAATCATGTACCGAATGCACCCCACGCCGCAAAACAATTACCGCCGGCTTTATGGCGTGCGTGGACAATATCAAATTTGCTCGCAAATAACGGAGGTTTAGCAATGGATGGAAATTCAACACTTTGTATTGGTCCGTCTATATATCCATATGTTGAAACGAAAGAGTCGGGTATATTTGACGGTGCGAACACTCCCGGTTTAGTGGATCCTTCCCCGTATATAGGTTGGTCAAAGCAAGCACATAATAATGCGTGGAAATACAGCGCATCTGTATGGAATACACTTGTCAACGCAGGTCCGCAGACGTGGTCTGCCTCGATAGCACGCAATACACCGCACTATGTATTTCAAAAACAGGTCGAACAAGGATTATCAGTCATAAAGATACAGGACGGAGGTAAATTATCCAATGGAAAGCCACGAGAATTAGACGATTTATTTGGACGTGTAGGAAATCCAGCAAATCCAAAAACCGCAATTGACGACCACGTACTTTTTATACCGTATGATGGTGAAGCATTAGAACGACGTTACGAATTCAATTGGGTATTGAAATTATCGCGTGCCGAATTGCTGGATTCGGATATTGTTTGGACACAATTGTTATAGCAATCCATCCTTAATTGGCATATTATAAACAGGAATTACATTTCGGTTTATAATACTCATATAGTAATATTTTTAGTTTTCCCTAATTAATTATAGTACAAAATCGTACAAGTCGCGAAGATACATTTCGTTCTTCCCTTTCAAAACCATATTCTGTATTAATCGCAAATCACGTTCCATATTGGGACTTACAGTACAAGGATAAGGAGAACTGGCTTTTTTCTTAGGCAAATGAGGCACAAAACTATCAATCAACCGTATTACATCGTCCGGTAATCGTGCAGCAATAGCATTCGGTAGTTGAGGCTTCATCTTTCCTAATGAGCGTTTCGGTTTTATTAGGTTTGGATTAAGGGGCTAACGCCCTCCTTTTGAACCCCTTCCAATGCTATCCGGAAATTGAAATTGTCACTGTAAGCAATTATAAACATAAATCCATTTTCATAATACTAATTTTGCGTATAGCACGCTATTCGCACCCACACATAGAAGCCGGTAAAACATTCGTTGTTTGCGCAGGTGTTACAGTTGTCGTGCCCTCTATGACACAGCACGCGGCTTCCTCTGAATTACGCATAGCAGCCGCATATACAGCAATACCTTGATGACGTAAAGTCGTATTCCATTCAGAACGATTGTTTGAATCATAGTGACTCAGAGTTCCACGACCGGCTAAAGCAGCGACTCGGACAATACGTGCGGATTCGGGTTTCGCACGACCACCAGGATGAACCGCCGGGACTATCTCAACCCCACAGCATTTACGTTCTTGTTTCATATTGCGTAAGCGTTCATAATTACTCAGCGGAATGACATTTGTAGATTGTTTTGGTTTGTAGGATTCAAAACGTCGCGGGTCTATAAATTCCTCGGAGCAACACACAGTATTGTTTTGCGCCATATCTATTCAGGTTATTTAAAAGAATTCAAGTCAATAGGACTACGGACGCCTAAATCACCAGGCATATTACCGCCAGGTAAAAAATCAGCATCTCCAAAATTCGCTAGTGACCAACTGTAATCGGGTTGTTGAAAATTCGGCGTTTTAACGGGTGCGTTTGGTAAAATAGATGCTGTAGGCACTTTGGGAACAGTAGGGGTATTCATAAATATCTCATTTTTTGGAATAGTAGGAGGAGCAACATCGGTTTCTTCTGCAAGGGAAGCGACAGAAGCGACAGAAGCGACTGAAGTGACAGAACCGGCAACTAAAGAAACTGATTGAGGAGATGTAGGAAGTGTAGGAAGTGCTAGATTCACAAACGTTTCCAACATTTCCAGTGATGTTCCTTTTGCTGATTCCATATTTGCCAAAGCAACGAGTTTCTTGGGTTTCTTCTGAACCATATGCGCGATTGCCAGTTCTTCGTTCTTAAAATGCATGCACATACTTTCCATGACTTCCGCAGGTGTAAAGACAGAATCCAATTCCGCAGGAATAGACTGAATAGTCAAGGAGAGTGAATAAAACTTATTCATCATATCTAAAATAAAGGCACGCGACGCATTCTGAAAGTCGATCGTTACATCAATACGTCCAGGGCGCACTAACGCTCTGTCGAGTTTATCCGGAAAATTACTCGTTATGACTAAAATACGCCCTGGGGTTTCTAACACTCCATCCAATAAATTCAGCAGAAAACTCAGCGTCACAGCATCACCGTCCTTCGTAATTTTCCCCCCTGTCATTGTCCTATCCATAACAACATCAGTCAAACAATCAATATCCTCTATAACATAAACACGCCGATTGAGGGGAATTTTAAGCGTCTGCTTATTACCATCCGGTCCCTGTACAACAACGGTTTCATTAAAGAATAGATTTGTCAGTTGTCGTTGGCTTGTATAAGGTCGCAATGATAAGTTAAATATGTGACGATGCGTATCTTTCGCAATCGCCTTAATTGTTGATGTTTTCCCAGCGCCTGGTACGCCGTGAAGCATAATACCCAGACTGTGAGGAATTCCGCGTTCCATATACCAATCGGGGTGTTGTATAAATAAATCAAGGCGTTCCTTGAGTTCGTCCACGTGGTTGCCATAGACATTTGAGAAACTTTTACTCGTTTTGAATTCATTCATATTGAAAAGGAGCATTTTAGGCATATTTTCCCAACGGTATGTTTGCTTCGGAGGACCGCCATTCGTATCTATCTCACACTGTACAATAGGTTCAACCGGAACTTCGTTGAAGTAATAGATTCTATTGCCGAGTTTATTGTTCTTTTCGAAAACATAATTGCTATGAACTTCATCTACCCACTGTCTAATTTCGCTAACTTTGAGAACAGAACTATATACTACAATTTCTAGAATACTTCCTTCATCGGTCGCACCCGTTTCCTTTACGCGCGCTTTGAGCAACGGTGTAAGTACGATTTCTTCTGTACTATTGAGCGTGTAACGCGTATCCATTTTTACGTGTTTTGCGCTATCCAGTGAGCATAAATAATCAATAACCGCATCGACTTTTTCAACATACAAGTTGTCGGTTTTATCGGGTTTCTCCTGGCTATCACCCTGGAACACACGGGTCATTGAAATACTATTCAATGTCTCCTTGTCTTTCTTTGATGAATCAATGAGGGGCATCCACGCATCGCGTTTGGGTTTAAAATAGGATGAACTAATTGTTTGAAACCATAATAGTACTTGTGGTGCATTCCGAAAAAGGGCTTCAACTATATTCATAAGAAGCATACTATATACGATTGTGAAGATATCTTGGTTTCCACCGGATTTCATCATAAACATCGTCATAATTTGCGTTTTCAATTGCGACATATCCATTGTATTCTGCTGTGATGTTTGCGACAGATGTATTTAGACTAGGGTTGGGATAGTGTTGGATAACAATAATGGACGCGTTATCTTTGCGGAAAAAATGAAACCGACGCAACCCAAAATTACCAAACGATACAACAATGCTTCATACATTTCATGATGGTTCTCATCTATGTATTATAGGCGCTCGCGAGTTAATTGCGATTCAGACATGGAAAGGAAATCGTGTGATCAACCATGCACACGTTGCGGACATAAAAGCCGCAATTCACGATATTCGGTCATTGGATAGTGGATTCAAAATAGTGGATATTGAAGAAGCAGACGCAGCAGGGGCTATTCATATACAATCTTATATTATTGATGGACAACATCGTACAGAAGTTCTACGTACACATTTCCGCGATAACTTATGTGAACCCGATTTTCCTGTAGTTATACAAAAGAAGAAGGTCGCCTCCGAATACGAAGCAATCGCATATTTCAATGCGATTAACAATACAAAACCAATTCATTTCTCAGAACCGAATATTATCGCGAATAAATATATCAGTCTGCTTGAACAAACATTCAATACGCCTAAACTTGCTCTTATACGACACGGAAATAGACATAGACCGTATTTGTCTGTTGATAAAGTCCGTGAATATCTACTCAAAAATGAACTAAAGGAATCCGAATCTGATATCAAAAAATTTATTGATAAAGTTGTAGCATACAATACACAACTTCTTCGCGAAGTTGATTTACATATAGCATATTGTAAGAAGTCTGGAGATGTAAATGTTTTACAGCGTTCTTCAGATTTGAAATTTATGTTGGCATTTGACCCTAAACTATCTTGGATTCGTGATTTACTCTAAGGGGTCGAAGGTAAGGGATAACTCCTTCTAATGGCAACATCACCCAGTCATTGTATTATTTCTATAAAGAAGCATATGTGTTTTCGAATAATCGAACACGATTACGTATGAGTTCATCCTTATTCATTTGCTCTAGCAGATTTTGATGTATCTCAAAATTATCTAAAATATTTTTTGTATATTCAATAATGGTGTCATAATTACTCCAAAAAACAAAAGGATAAATATCCAAATTCTCCATATTATATGATGATTCGGAAACAACAAGTTTATTAGCAAAGACTAAGCGGTCACACCGAATATGTTCAAAAATGTTGAAACACGATAAATTATGAATATTCAGTATAATTTTACATTTTTTTATGAGTGCATCACGATCGTTTCCCCATCCGACAATATCTATACAATTGAATTTCATTGTTTTAAGTTTTTCAAAAACAATCCTTCGTTTAAAGATTAATTCTGAATTGATTAATTCTGATTTGATTAATTCTGATTTTTGGGGAAACGCATTTATAATACCAATATCATATTCGTAAACGTGTTCTTTATTTTGTAACATCAATGTTTCTTTTGCACTGAATTGATAAGGAAAGAGGAGAATAGCAGAATTGTATGTTATATTATGTTGTTTACTAAATTCCTCAATACATTGAATATTGGAAAGACTATAATCCGCAATGCGTACATGTTTTGCCATCATTTTTAGAATGTGTTCTGCACGGTGTAACTCAGTAAGTTGTTCGACATTCAGAAATATACATCGTTCGGACTTATATACAATCTCTGGAAATATATCAAGGTCAATCCACATCTGCGTAAACACATATATATCATTCGATGCTAGAAATTCAGAAATTTTAAATGATTCAAAAGGAAGCAATGTATAAGTAACATCAAATGTATTAAGATAATCGAGTAAAACATCAATACTAGGTATATAAACTATAATTAAGCGTCTTTGTTTGGCACATTGTACAGATGTATACGAATCCCTAGACAACACGCTGGGCAATGTTGTAAGAATCTTTTCTTTATCAGCAAACGGAAAAAATCCCTTTGTCTTCAGCATATTTGTTGCGGCTTCCATAAAGTGTTTTGCAAAACGTTCTCCTTGACATAATGTACTCTTTTTACAATCCTCATGGAGCGTCTTGTGATACAGTGATATACGGTGTTCATCGTTTGCTAAATCAATAACTTTTTGAACATAATCGGCTTCAGATGTCGCAACAAGTTCTGGGTGTCCAATTTGTGTAAGAATACTCGCACCAATACGTGATACGTAATCTTCACCGAGTAGCGTCACATAGGGTGTTGCGTTGTATAAGGATTCAATACTAATTGTTCCACCGTTATACGGGAATGTATCCAACGATATATCAGAATTATTGTAAACATCAAAGTATTTCGCGATTTGTACTGTATTTACGAATTGAATACGTGACCGGTCAATACCGCACGTATTGAACCACGTTTGAAATAGAAATTCTTTGTAGGAATCATTCGAATATTTAATATACGATAAAACTAATGTAGACGACGGCAAAGCCTTTAAAATTTTGATAACTGCGGCTTTGAACGGCTTTGAGAATTTATCCGGATTGTTTGTAATACAGAAACGTATGTTAGATGTGCGGGCTACTTTTTTGGGAGGCAAGTCAATGACCGGTTTGTACGAATGCATGCCACCTTCGATTGTTTGAAACTCTTCAGAAAAAAAATGTTTGGACGATTCTGGTAGACATACAGCATCGCCTAATTTAAAATCTACTGCTTTGAGTGCGGTTGTTCCTGGATATGCGAAATAATTACAAATGACCCGTGCGGGTTTTGTACGTAGAATACTCATTATTTTTGTAGTTGAACATGATGTATGACCACACATATCCACTAAGATATCTAAATTCAATGCTTCAATGGTTTTAATGGAATCTAGAATTGAAAGATTCGTAATAGATATCACGTTTTTTACAAATTGATGTAAATACTGCATCGCAGTAGCGTTTTTTTCTTGCTCAGGTGCGTCGTTTATTATATAAATATCGACTGGGTATGCAGTTAAATTGGGCAGAAATCCATTTAAAATATAGGTTACAGGATGATTTTTAAAATCGCCGGATAGAAATCCAATACGTAATCGTGGATTACATTGTTTTGTAAATGGTACAATCGTGTAGGGTTCAATTGGAACGAGTTGTTCGTAACTCAAACATTCTTCCATATACTGTGAATCTTTGAAGTCATAATTGTTTGTAAATATTAAGTTCGATATTGCGTGTTTCAAGAAAAATTCATTTCCTTCATTCTTTATGTCTTTCGTTCTGAACATCTGTATCAATTTTCTATATAAATTTGTAGCTTCTTTTGAACTTCCAATCATAGATAATAAGGTTGCTAATTTTATACAAATATCCGTCATAAGATAAATATTCGCGTAGGACGAATCAATAACTGGTGCATTGCTCATCACATGCCACATAAATTGTAAGATAGCAACTTGTTCAAAAACCGCCAGTTTTTCATAATGTTTGAAGAGCATTCGTAAATAATTTGTTTCCATTGTAAATTTGGAAATATAGACTTTGACCCAATGAAACAATTGTTCCGCATTACCAACCATATCATAATATTGAATAATATTGGAACATGAACCACTTGACTCTTTGATTTTCCATGATTGTAAGTAGCATTGTTCAGCATTATGAGTTAAGCCAGGGTTATTGTAGTACGAATTTCCCTGTTTTAGAAAGAAAATTGCGGCTTGCGTTGAGGATTCAAAAAATAACGGCATGGATTCTGAGATAAAGACCCGCAGTCTGTAGTTATTCATTCTATCAATTTCTTGATTACGTAGAATGGCAAATTGTTTCTTCGTTCGAAATGTTTCACAATGTTCAATGAATGCGTTGGCAAGTTTTGAATAGGAATGTTTTTCACGTATGCGTTCAGACAGTTCTTTTGACTGTTTATCAAACTGTTTGCGATTTCGTTGGAATGAATGGAGTGCTTCAATTGTTTTTTTTGCAAACGTATTTTCAAAATCCATTCCATAATGAATACACTCACTTTCATAGGAGTTGAAAACACCCATATCTGTGTATAAGGGTAGAACGCCTGCGGCACCGGATTCTAGTGCAACAATACAACTCGTTTCAACAAAGTGTGTGGGATATACGAGAAACGCGGATTCACTACATATTTTGGAAAGTTCGTCTTGACCAGCCGATTCGTGAACCGTTACATTGGGAAGTTTTCGGAGGCGTTCGTAATCCGCTAGTGTGTAATCTTCGTCGCTTTGATGTCCATACGTTTTCATAGAACTATAAATATCTAATTGAACTGTTGGATGTTCAGCAACAACCTTGGACCAAAGGTTGGAGAGTGCGGTTAAACCGCGTTGTGGATTTGAAAAATATACGCAACGATTGATTTTCTTTGTATGTTTAACCTTGTTGAAAGCCGGAGATATACCATTAAGCATAAGGAAACTTTTTTCAATGGGTAATCCAAAACGCTTACAGAAATCATTACGTTGGTACTCTGATACAAACGCGAATAAGTCAAAATGATAGATATATTTATCAGCATTCTCTATTGCTTTTTCAAATCCATAATGCCCTTGCCAACTTATGGATAACTTGAATTCAAAATTCGTTTCCAGAACATCTATATAAGGTTTTTTGAGCGCAGTACATAATACAAGTACATCACAACTGTATCGTTTTTGCTCAAAAAACCATTGCAATGGTTGGTGTTTCACACCATCTTCGTCGAGTTCGTGTTCAACACCGTTCACAAGTATTAGTTCATGTCCCAATTTTGCGAGATGTTCAACATAATAACAAATGGCAGATTGTGAACCTCCAAGCGATGTTGTACGAGGGGACTTCACCGTGTATGGTTTGCCGGGATGCGTGTCAACAAATACAATATGCATTTTTATATGATTATTTTGTTTTCTTTTGATAAATTGAACGTATATTTGTCACTATAAGTTAAACTTTGAAAAGATCCCCGGAGTTTTGTTTTTTATTTATTGACAATTATTGCGACAAGTATTGAAGATATTGTGGATTTATTATAACTTCATAATTATGAATTTAGACCTCAATCAAATTATGATGTTTTCATCTTATTTGATTGTGAAACTATAATGAATTAACTAATACGCTGTTGGTGTTTTACATACCGTTTTGAATGGCGATCATTAGACATTTTTTTGTACTTTTGTTCAATCAAATCCTCTATTGTATAACAAACTTAGACCGTAAGGTCATTCGAATAGTCCTAGGCAATACCAAAATGTGTTTTAAACAGATACATTGTTTCAAATCGGAACTTCATGTATGGTTTGAAATGTTCGCATATCCAAATGTATAAAAATATTTGTGTATTTTGTTCCAAAAAAAAAATATTATCCTTAGTTATAAACAATGTCTCACAATTATCTTAGGACTAACAGAATATACAACGTTGATGATGTGTCGGGCAATCGAAGGTCTGGGGCTAACAATACGCCTTCAAAAGCGAATGTTTCTATTGCTTTAGGAAAGAGTACGGATCCTTCTGGCGCGTTCGCTATTTTTGATAGTAGTGGAAATAGTAATACAAAATTGTTTAGCGTTGGCGCTACATCGGTGGATTTATTCGATAATTCCGGTGTTTTTGTAAAAGATGCAAGCGGGATTACACTTAATGTGAATCAGATGACAACGCAAAATATTACGATTCATAATGTTTCTGCTATAAATAGTATTGAAAACCGTAATTTCCTTGATGTTTCTGGATTCATGAATGTTTCGGGCGCCGCGACGCTCAAGAGCACACTTGATGTATCTGGCGCAGTTACGGTTACGGGCGCTGCGACGCTTGGAAGCATCCTCAACGTTTCGGGCGCTGCCTCGCTTGCGAGCAGCCTCAATGTAACGGGCGCTGCGAC